ATGGCATGGATCAATAAGATTCAAAGGAAAAAGAAAGGCATTGGCTACCAGGCTGTAATTCGAAAAGCCGGTCTTGTGCGTAAAAAAACTTTCACCCGTAAACCTGATGCTGAGAGATGGGCGGCCGAGCAGGAAGAAATCCTGGAAATGAAAGCCAACCATGACCCACGTCTTGCCAAGAAAGTCACTCTGGAAGAAGCGTTTGACAAGTATTTTCAAATGATGGAAGTTCCAGGGAGTCCGTATTTCAATAAGCCCAATACCAGGGATCGGAAAAAATTCGCCCGCATCAACATTGAAAGCAGTTTTGGCAAGAATACTTCCCTTGCCGACATAACACCTGACAGGGTAGCTGAATACCGGGATAAAAGACTTGGGGTGGATAAACGCGGGGCCTCAACTGTTCGCAACGAGCTGTCACTGCTTTCCACCATGATGACAGTGGCCAGAATTGAATGGCGTTTGCCTGTGGACAACCCCATGGATGATGTGAGGAGACCTGAGCCGCCGGCAAACAGGGAAATTTCGCTTACCGAGGAACAGGCTGTACATGTTTTGAAAGAGTGCAGAAACTCGGGGAATAAGAAATTATATGCCTTTGTACTGCTCTTGATGCATACCGGCGCCAGGGCCAGTGAGGCTGCAGGAAGAAAAATAAGTGACGTTGACCTGGTCGACATGACCACTGTGATCCGGGAAACCAAGTCAGGCAAGCCAAGAACAGTGCCGATCACTAAAGCTGTGAAAAAAGCTCTGGAAGAGATCGAGGCCTCCGAATATTTTTTTCTGACAGATTCGCACCTCAAGAACGAACGGATCCGTAACAGGCCGGCAATCATATTCAGGGATGCCTGGGACCAAGCCCTGAAAAGAGTGAAAAAAGAGGATCCATCCTTCCCGCATATTACCATTCACGATCTTCGGCACACAGCTGGAACCCATTTACTTGAACAGGGAGCTGATCTGCGCACAGTGGCAGATATCCTGGGGCATGCAGATATTAGAATGACCAGCCGGTATACTCATCCATCAGAAGAGCAGAAACGGCTGGCCATTGAAAGAATAGAGCATCTGGGAATGGAGTCCTTGGAATGAACTCACAAATTATTTGCCTTGATTTGGCGGGTTGTATTTATTTTTTACTCGACGATCTTCTATACTGTTGATCAACTGGTATATGCGATCGTTCAGGTCTTCGATACGGGTGACCAGTGTATTGTAGCGATCATCAATCACTGCCTGTCTGGTGGCCATGGTGCTCACTCTGAGATCCAGCCTTTTAAGTTCAGCCTCCCAGGTTGAGTGCTTGAGTTCTGCGGATTCGATGTGAGTATAGGTATAGATGTAGCTCCCCGAGAGCACCATCATACCCAGCAGGGAGGCACCGGTGGCCAGGTTTTTGAAGGTGAGCAGGGAGCCTATATGTTGATTGTTCCTGGCTATGGCTGCTTTTATGTCGTCCAATTCACGGCTCTGGTTTTTTCGCCGTTCAACTTCCACGCCATGCATTGCGCAGGTTCCATCTTCGGTCACTGAACATTTGTCTATTTTCATTCCGGCCATGGGATCCTCCTGGTGGTTACTCTTTCGCAACATCGCCCCCGCTCACAGCATTGATCGCCTGAGCCGCCTGGTCTGCAGACAAGGTAACGCCTTTTACTTTTAACCAGGTCCTCAGCGCAGCATATCCCAGGGCCGTGATTAACAGCCAGGGCACGGACTGCCCACTATATTGGGCCTGGTCCAGCTTGTCGCCAACCTGCAGGGCTACGTCAGCCACCTCCTTAGCCCCGTTGCTGATTGTCGCCACCTGGTCTGGTGTTAAGTCAATGCCGAGTTGCTGCAAGACGGCCTGTAAAAAGTAGGGGCCCGCAGCTAGTGCGACCACCCAAAACTCTGAAGTTTTCAGCGATTTTGTAATGTTAGTCATGCGGTAAAGTCCTCAATGGTTGCAGGGGGGCCCCTTCTGGTTTGGTAGAAAGTATGGTCCTGGGCTGTCCGATAAAGGTTAAAATCGGGATCTCGTGCATTCCAATAAATCCTGCCCCGGGTTGCCAGAGTTCAAAAGTCAGCGACCTGATACTGATTTTTCGCAATATGCCGTCAATATAGGCGTCGCTGGTTGGGATCCGGCACCAGGTCGAGTCAATCCCCAGGCGTTGGTTTGCCAGTACCCAGCGCAGGGCGCTAAGTCGTGACAAATAATTTTTCAATGACAGGGCCAGGAAGAACACCAGGGCCGCAACAAAAACGCTGCAAAGCGCCTCGGCATTAATCCCACCGCTTGCCATGTTGTAAAGGGCTGATAAAATGTCCATTTTTTCTGTTTTCCTTTAGTTGTTTGTGGTGGTAGTTTCGTGTTTCTCTTCTTTGTATTCGTATGAGTCGTCAACGGGTGAGCCCTTGCCGAACGTCACCTTGTTATTTTCACCCTCCACTATTTGGGTAGTGCGTGTGCCTGCGCCGTCAATCAAGCGGTCGACTATAAAACCGTCCACGCCCTTTTTTACGACATCGCCGCCCACGTCCAGGCCTTTAATTGATACGTCGTACTTGTCTTTGCCGTAGTAAATAGCCTGGATAGCCTTGTCGGCGTCGTTATCCACTTTATCAATGGCCAACAAGCCAGCCGCCTGTTTCCAGGCCCCTGTGTCCGCTGGCTCGCCTTCGTAGACCGCTGTTTTTTCCATAATGGCGTCGATCTTCTTTTCTGCCACCTCGCGGGCTGCGATAATAGCCTGGCGCACAGACTCGTTGTATTCCGTCACCTTGTCGCCTATGGCGTGGGTGGTAGTGACGGTCTGGGTCTTTTCGCCCTCTTCGTTGTAGAAATCTGTCGTTGTGGTCCCGGTTTTGACAGGATCAAGTATTGAGCACGCTGGCAAAGTCAAAAGGGCCAGGGCGCCAACAAGTAAAAGTCTTCTCATTTTCATACCTCCTGTTCTGAATAGGTTAGGCTGGGCGCCTCGCCTTTAATTTCTCCGCCCTGGGCAAAGGCCTTGCTGTTGACAGCTACAGCTTGCCCGGGCAGCCTTGCGGATCCGCCGCCGTATGTTTCCACGGTGCTGGTGCCGTCGCTATTATGCGCGGTCACCGTGACTATTATCATGGGCTCGCCATCAATTAGCCGTTTGAATTGCCGCCATACATTAGTTGCCATGATATCTTTCCATGTTTACGGACTGCTCAACGCGCAGCCCTCTTGATCGTTTCACGGATATTCTGCAGCCGGTCACCTGGGCCTTGTAGGTGTCGCCGTCTTCTGAGAGTTCCACCATTGTGCCGGGATCCAATAAGCCAGGCAGATCCGGCGAAACGGTCAGCGGTAACAGCATGGTCTGCTTTGACCACTTGCCGGATTTTCCCAGCTCAACAATGCCGCGCTGGTAAGCTGGCTCGGTGGAAGTAATCAGGGCGTCGGTAACCATGGGGGCGCAGATATCGCCAGCCGTACCGGTTCGATAGACCTTGACCACCACGCCCTGGTTTTGCCCGGAAACAAACACCGCGTTGCACTGTTGGCTCTGGCTCCATTCATGGGATAACTGGCGGATAATGGAATCGGTCAACGCTATATTTGCTGTGGCGCTGTCCCAGGTCCATGGCTTGACCGCGTAGCGTGGGTTCGCGTAAAGCGTTTTTGTTAGCCGATCCGACTGCAGCACGCCGCCAGGTGTTTCAACTATTCGTTTGATCGCCTGCAGGGGAGACTGGTCCACATAACTGTAGGCACCACCAGGCACCAGCCAGTCGTCCAGGTTCCAGGTAATGGTCCAGCCGGTATTTACCAGCTCTGCCTCGCATAATTGCACGGCTGTCGCTGGGGATCCTTCAACATAGGATCTGGTCGGCGCATAGGGTGCGGCCAGCTCCGCCGACTGTGACCTGCCGGTAATAGTGTATGACCTGGTGCCGAATGCCCTGGACTCTCGCCACGATTCGATCCAGAATACCCATTCATAGCCATTCACATAGGCGCGGACAGCCACAGGGTTAGAGGTGCCCGTGCAGAGTTCCAGGGCCTCACGGCTGTGCAGCTCGCCAGTAAACGACCAGCACCACGAATCTATTTCTGTGGTTATTTCCATGCCCTTGATATCTATGGGCGCATTGTCGGAAACTCTGGTTAATAGTGCGTTATTCATAATCAGATAAACCTTTCTAACTGGCGTATACTGGGTTGAAATATCAATGCGCTGATAGTCGTAGCGGTCGCGGAATCCGGACGGCTCCCGGTGCCTGCAGCGTAAATCGTAGGTCAGTGAATCGAAATGCACCCGGATAAGCAGGCGGTCGTCAACCTCTTCTATTGGGGTGTCCAGGTGAAAGTCGAGGGCCAGACCTGCCGGTGGCTCGTAATCCCGGGTACAAATTTCGTCATAATATTTTTTACCCCACAAGGTCCGGTGGTGTTCGTCGTTGGGGTTGCCTTTGCCCCAGGGCGCCACGATATCCAGCGAGTCTTCCCTGGCGCTGTCGTCCCAGGTAACTGGCAGGTGGTCCGAATCTTTTGCCAGTGGGTTAGCCCAGGGGCTCGCCTGGTCTTCGTCTATGTGTCTTTCAAGGTCGCCGTGGGGCGCGTCCACTTTCAACTCTTGTGTAGCTGGCGATCCCCAGGGCGCTTGTAGTGCATTTTCATTCCTGGACAATCTCGACCAGGCGGCACGGGTTAATCCGGTCAGGCGTTTGACTTCCGACCAGGGGGCCCGTATGTCGTTTTCAATTGTTCCGGCATCGCCAAAAAGGGATTGCACCCATAGTTGCAGGGATCCGGCATCTTTCCATCTGGCCGTAAAATGTTCCTCTTTTGCTGGCGCATCGGTCCATAGTACCTGGGTGCCCAGGCGCATGACTGGCAGACCGTCCTCTATGTTGCCGCCTGGATCCTCTGGTATGGATCCGCCCGCCTCGGTTTTCGCCAGGTCAAAGTCTATGTGGTGCCCTGGGGGCGGCGTGTAACTTTCCAGGTCTATGGCTATGGCGTCACCTGCAGGCGGCGTATACGCCAGGTAAGTCACCTCTGCCTCGCCCAGGTCAATGGCCAGGGATCCCGCCGCCTGGTCTATGGGGTCAAGGTCAAAGATTATATTATCCCCTGCAGGGGCTCGGTAATTGGGCCGCATTATTCCGGATAGGCAGTCATAATCACATGGTCAAAGCACTTGCCATTGTAGGCGCCTGATTCGTCTTGACCTAAAACCAGCACAGGGCCAAAGGCAGGCAGGCCAGCCATGGAAAAGGATCCGTCTGCAGCCGTCACCGTTGCCGCCAGTATTTGCAAGGTTTGCCGGTCAGCTACTACCACGCGGCGAAATTCCCTGGCCGTGCCCTCAATGGTCAAGATTCCTTCAACCTTGTACCTGGTGGGCGGTGTATAGGTGCCGCAGATTTTGAAATCTGGAAAAATCATGGTTTATGGCCGGAAATTTTGCCCGAGGTCGATAAACACGCAACATGGGCGGCTGCTTCCAGCCCCATAAAATTTGATTGTCATGTACGTTGTGCCGTCCAGTGCCACCTCGGTCAATGAATCCTCAACATTGGCGGCATTGTGCGATGGGTGATAACAGCCTGGCAATTGACCGCGAAAGGTGTACCCCACGCCGTTGTTTATCAGGGTGGGGTTAAGGTATACCTGGCCATTGAACGGATAGGGTAAAAGCTGATACCCAACACTACCACCTCCAAAGGCGTAATAAGCCAGGGCTGGCTGTATAACTGTGAAATTTATAGCCCCTGGGTCGCCTGCCATGTTTCGCTGTATATGGTGGCCGGTTGCCGTTGCCACGTTGAAAGTCGAGAATGCACCGAGAAAAGTCTGACCGGATCCCGAGCCTTGCCCTATAATGGCGAACGTGTAGGCGTCTGAAGAGTCTGCCGGGATAACGTCGCCACAAAACATCGCTTTGGCAGCGAATGACCCCGCCGGGATCTCTGCTAAATCCTCATCTTGATACCACGCGAAAAAATAGAAACTCTTGTCGTCTGCAATAATTACCCATGGATAGGCGTAGGTATTGGTTGCGTAGTCTGATACCTGTATATAGCTATATTCCGACGCCGTTAACGGCATTCGTTCTGTGCCGGTGTTGATATCGGTCATAGCCTCAAAGGCCTCAAAAGCCATGGACCTGCCGCTATAACGCATAGCGCTAAGGTCATGGGTCACGCGCAGGAAAGCGCCCGAGCCAGCATTGCGAAAAACCGCCACACCGTTTGCCAGGTCCTCGAATGGCATAGACCAGCCTGCAGCCGGTTTGCCTCCGTATCCAGTGACCAGGCACGCCTGCAGGGTTGCAAGGCCGCCAGCTATACCGCCAGTGAGTCGTGGCGCACCGGTATCGGTCCATTTGTATACTGTGGGTGCTCCCATTGTTAAAAATCCTCCATGGTCAATTGTTCCATGGTCACGTGGTCGAATGGCACGGCGTTAAACTCTCCTGTGTCGTCTACTGCTACCACCAGCAATTTTCTGTCGCTAACTTTCGGGAAACAGGGCGACCGCCAGGTGCCGTCCTCCTGGCTCATGCTGGTACATAACAGGGCGCCACTTTGTCTGTGAAAAATCATAATGCGCCGTTTTGCTGCGCTTCCGTCTATGTCCAGGGTGCCGCCCACCGCATATTTTTCTTTGCCGACGTCTATGGACCTGGTGCCGTGGAAAATAAGCTCGCCGACAATCATGCCCTGAACCCTTCGTCTATACGGATAAGCGACTGTGATTTGTAGGTGTATGATCCTACGTAACAAATGCCGTGCGGTATCCCTAAAAACGTCATGTCGTCCTGGGTTACTTCGGTTACCACACTGTCACTCCATAGAAGGTCGGCGTGACATGGCATATAGTAGCCTGGCAGATAGCCGCGCATTGTGTAGTTTTTTCCATCGTTCATATATGGCCTGGATATTACCATCTGCCCGTTAAACGGATAGTTTAAGCCAAAACCATTTCCGGAGTGTGCACCGACAGGCCCGGTGTTGTACATTGAAAATACAAGACTTGTCGTAACCGTGTTGTCAGGCGGATAGCCTGCTGAAAATCTGGGTACATAGGTGTAGTTTGCAGACGCCGAACTGGGAGATTGGCCATAGACTAAAGCTCCCGTACCGTATCCGGATTTGCCAACCAGGGCGCAGGCATAGCTGTCCCCAGGGATAACAGATTCAAAATCGCCGAAAAACATGGTTGTCGTATATTGAGCCACATCCACTATGTCTGGCTCTGTCGCTGTACGTGAGTCAGCATTTGGGTACACAAACAGATAAAAACACCTGTTGTCTGCTATCATTATCCATGGGTGGGGAACGCCCTCGTAATTTTGGTTGGGCGCTTTGCAGATTGAAGCGTATTCCGATTCAATAGTTGGAAACCGATCGCTGCCTGTGTCAACATCGGACATGGTCATGTAGCCGCAACATTCGGTATATGATCCATATCCGAGTATATTGGTTTCGTCTTCATGTACCCGCAGGTAACAGCCCGTACCGTCAACGGGGTCGTTCCTAAAGGCCGCCGTCCGCTCAGTTATTGACACGCCGGTGTCAAATTCAAGTGACCAGCCAGCCGCCGGTTTGTCCCCGTAGCCATCCACAAGGCAGGCTTTTAAGAGTTCAATGGCGTAGCCGATCCCCAGCATTACCACCGGGGCGTCGGTATCGTCCCACCTGTAAACTGTTGGCGCGCCCATTAGTCAGCGTCTCCCCTTACCTGTATTGTGAACTGGTCGTTGGGCTCGGTTACCTCCCCGGAAAGGGTGGTCCGTGCAATCCATACATCCTGGTTGGCTGCTGTGGTATTGAATCGCAGGCAATAGCCGGTCGCCCATCCCGAGCCCCAGCCGTCGGCGTCAATGGTGAAATACGGCACAGCGGTCGCCGGATTGATCGGTGCACAGGTGGTGTATATGTCGCCCTGGGCAATTACGCCTACGTTTTCGCCTATAACATCAAAGGTGGTCGCGCTGGTGAACCTCACCAGCCAGCGCTGCGTAATTGCGCCTTTGTTGGTCACTGCTATGGGATAATTGACCGTGTTGTAGTTGGCCACCGTGGTGTTGCCAATTACCTCATTAGCCCACACGTTGGTCCAGGTTTGCTGGTCAAAAACATTGGTTACAGTCGCTGCCAGGTCGCCATACAACAGGGCGCTGCTCACATAGGATCCCGCCGGATAATCATGCTTTAATTGCGCCCCCACGTTAATGTTTCCCGTGATTTGAACGTCAGTACACAAAAGCATATCCTCGCGCCTGTGGTTGGCCACCAGGGGCTCGGTGTATCCTGTCAGGTCCAGGGGATCAGCCATTGTTACCGTGCCCGTGGCCAGGTCCACTGTGTATAATGTCTGCGGCACATACACGCCGTCAGCGTCGTAGAGTTCAATCAAACTCACATCACCCCGGGAAAGGTTGATAACCTGGCTTGCAGTCAGACCATTGGGCAGCACGTCGGCCAGGCTGTGGTGGACCACTATCACGTCACCGTCGTTGCAGATAGGCACCCGCCCGTCGCTTGGCAGGCGTACAGGATCAATGCCGATTAAATCCGCGTCAAGCGGCAAGTAACTGTACGCCACACAGGAATAAACCAGGCTTTCAGCCTTTACCCCGAAAGGCACCCACATATTGCCGTCTGGCTGGATCATTTCAGCGTCGTACCAGTCTTCGGACTCGTTGCCAGGCAGTTTTGAAGCCAGCATAACCACGCCAAAAATAAGGGTCACAATGCCGGTTTCATAGTCGATATAGCCTTGGCAAAAGTCGCCGGTAATAGCACCGGAAAAGTTACTGGTCGCGTTTACACTGGTGCCATCGAAGAGGGCCCCCTGCAGGGTAAAGGATCCCGGGCGAATCGGTGCGCTGGGTAGCCGGAAAGTAACGTCCGCAATGGGGTGGCCGCCAACCTTGGTAACCAGGCTGTGGATATTGATTGTTGCCTGGGGCTGCAGGCCTTTAGGCCAGTATGTTAGGGTAACTATGCCGGTCGTGTAGTCGATTTTCCCGCACTCGGTGCCCACGCCGCTGGTGGCGTTAATGGTGTGGTATATGTTCCCGTTGCGGTCGTAAAAGTAAAAAGTCCCACTGGTGGCCACCATGGAGAACAGCACCGAACCTGCCACGATTTCCTCTTGCCGGTTGGGTGTCAAATCAAAGGTTATTTCCGGTGCTTCTACGGTTTCGCTTTGGGTGGCTGCAGCGGATCCGGTTAAGGTGTACCTGGCGACTGCCGACCCGCCCAGGCCGAAAGAGGTATTGGTTTCGTTTACCTCGACGGCTTCCTGCACGGTTTTGGTAACCGGCCTGGTGGTTGTTACTTCCATGCTCAAAGCTGGGCTTGAGCTGGTGCCGCTTCCGCCTGGTGGGGAAGTCCATAAGAGAGACATGGCTTTTTCGTCCTTTAGTTGTTAATCGTTCCAGACAATAGTGGTTTCCGATGATTCGTTGCCGGTCCAGGTCGTGGTCGTTTCCGTGCCCTCTACGGTCACGCTTTCATATTTCACATACATAACGTCTGCCGAGCTGGAACCGTCCAGGGTAATCTCGCCGGTGTTATAGTTGATCGTCCCGGGCGTCACCAAAGCGGTTACCACGGCATTGCCCTCGGCGCCTGCATGACCCAGGGCCTCGTCTACGCTAAAATTTTTGGCCGTCAGGTTGCCGTTTCCGTCGTCTGTCAGCCAGACAGTTCGCTGATAGGTCCCTGCCGTGAATTGTGCCTCTATGCTCACTGACCCCGGCTCTATGGGATAATTGGCGAGCTGGATAATTCCTGGGCTGTTGCTGATCGTTATCGCTTCGGTTTCCCTGGTTGCCTTGCTGTAGGTAATGTTGATACTGGTTGCCGGATCCGCTGCTGTTGCAAAACAAACGCATATCTTCCCGGTGGCATATTCCACATAATTGTTGCCGGTCGCGTCTATGATTGCGTCGTGATCCACCAGACCGCCCGCGCCGTCGTCGGTAATGACATAGGTGGTATCCATAATGATGCACTCTATTTCCAGGGTGCCTGGCTGTATGGACTCGCCCGCCACGGTATGCTGCCACTCGACACCTATGCCGGTGGTGGTGCCGCCCCTGGTACGAAACTCTACAGGGGCCGACCAGTTAACTATTATCCTGGTGCCTACGTCCGGCAGGGCTCCACAGGTAACCACAATGGTCCCGGTGTTGTATTTCACCGTGCCGGATCCGGACGGCCCGCGCAGGATCCCCTGGCCGCCGTCTTCCAGCCGATACCATTTCCCGGCCACCATATAATCCACGACCACTGTGCCGGGCTCCGGCAATGGCTGCAGGTTCAAGGTGTAATTGTACCCACGGTTACCGAGGGTCACGTCGATGTATGTTGAATTGCCCAGGCGCCTGGATCCTGCCGCCGGTTGAAAGGTGGTGGTGCAATTGTAGTTTGTAATCAGGGTCGGACAATCTGCGTCAAAGGTAATGGTCGCGTCTGCATAGTTCAGCGTACCAACTTCCTGGCCGCCAACGCCATAGGTCACGCGCCCGCCGATGTCGTAGCAATAATGGCCACCGCCCCCAAAAATCAGGGTGCCGGGTACGGGCGAGCAAGGCAGGTATGCTATGGCACCTGGGCCGATGGTTCCCACAGTGGGCACGTTGACAACATTGGGGCCGCCCTGAAAAATCACAGGAATATTGCCTGGCGTCTGGTCTGCGATTGGTGTTTCACTCTGGGCACTTGGCACCAGGTGGGTATAGATTGAATCCACCACAATGGAGGTATCGCCAGCATTGGCCGCCTGGGCCAGCCCCATAGCCCCGTAATATTTGGCAGCATCGGCCACCAGGGTGGTATATATCAGGGCCTTGCCGGTTTTGTTCTGGTCGTCAAACTCGTACCCCTCAAAGGTATAGCGCAGCGGGTCGCCCAGCTCACAGGTTACGACGTCGTAGGTTTTGGAGCCGGAGGTGGTGGTGTTGGCCTCAACACTGGTCAGGCGAACGTATTGGAAAAGCTCGCTGTCTCCGTCCTCGCCGTTGGTCAGGTAAAGAACATCGCCCACGCCTGGCAGGTCTTCACCTACTGCCTGGAAAAACTGTATGGCCCTGGCGCCTTCGATCTGCTTGCCCCACAGGAAACCATTGTACCTGGTGCCCTGGACCACGTAGGACTCGATATGGTCCTTGGCATCGGCCCGCACGTCGGTGGACGACTTGGTGGTGAAAAGGGTGGTAAATACCAGGGGGTCGTCCGCTGGATCCGTTAAAAGCACGTGGGCCCCGGCATAGGTATCGGTGTTGTCTGTCATGACCGAGACGTAAGCTTTTCTTAAAGAAACGCGACCATATACGCGGTCTAGGCGTGAAATATCTGGAAACAGATTGTTGACGTTACCGTCTACCACCTCCACGCCGCTCATCATGCCGCCGCCGTCGCTGTTGTCGGTCAGGCGCTCGCTGGCCATAAGTTTTATGTCTGTTTTAGCAATCGCCATATTATGAAACCTCTATCAATCGCAGGGTTATTCTATACAGGTCGTCGGCTTCCTGCGGGTTCTGATGGTAATCTGGCTCGGCGTCCATGGCCGAGTTGCTGGACTTGTCAAATTTGACCGTAAAGGTCCGCCCGTCGTGTAATGTCAAAGTCATGTCAGCGTCGCCTGCGTCCTGAAGCGCCTGGATTTGCAGGACCACCGATCTTTTAACCAGGCCAAAAGCCCGGCCATTACTCTCGTCGCCAGATTTCAGGGTTATGGGTCGGCCTGCCTGCCTGGCTGACGCCTCTATCAAAAGGGATCCGGCGCAGGAATAATCTCTTTCATGGATTACCGGCGACCAGGCGAATTCATCGGCCCATTGTAAGGATCCGGGTAGTTCAATTGTTCCTAGTGTTATCATGCTCTCATTCCCGCCGCTTCGAGCTGGTTTAACAGGGCCTCGACGTCGCTTTCCGATCCGGTGACGGATCCGCCTTCGAATTTAAGCTCAACGACCTTATCCGCTTTCCGGTTGGAGTCGTTGACGGTCACCTGGGTGACTTCATGCTGGCCCGCTATGTTTTGCATGGCTGCCTGCATTTCCTGAATGCCTTTTATGTTGCCGGCGTCTACTTTTTCCATGGCACTCTCGATCCGCTCTGCAAGGGCGTCTCCGGCTGCCTGGTCAAAAGCGTTTTGAAACTTCTTGATATCTTCCTTTGTCCAGCCGTATTTTTCTTCCAGGGATAGCTCTTTCTTAGACTCGTCCTCTTTGGTGTCTGGATCGTCCTGGCGATAGCCGAAAACATTGTCATAGTCGTCTTTCGCGTAGTCCGGTATTTCTTCGTTAAGTTCCTTTATGGTCTTTTTACGGGCCTCAACTATGGCAGCCTCGCCGTCAATGATCTGCTGTTGTTGCTTGGCAATTTCTTTGCTTACATTGGCCACGGCCTGGGCTGTCTTTTGCTGGACAGCCACGTGTTTGCTGCCGGTCTGTTTGGCGCCGCTGTCAATGTCGGCGTACATTTCGGAAAAGATTTTTTTCGTGTCGTCGATTTCCTTTTGCACTGCATCGGTATCGCCGCCGGTTATCCACTTCCAGGCCTGTTTGATCCGCAGGGCGCCGACCACAAAAGTCTCGACCATGGCGGTGGCCGCTTTCTTCACGATGTCGAATTGGTTTAGCCAGTTGCCGATCATTTTGCCGACTTCCCAGGCCGCCAATAAAAGAAAGGCACGTTGCAGGCCTTTGACCGCGAAAGTCGCCCCTTGTAATCCGGTGGTCAGTTTCCCCAGGGTGCCGGTTAATGACACAGCATTAACGCCAACCAACTGCAGGGCGGAAAAAATCGGCGCGATACCCAGGCGCCAGGTTGCAAAGGCGACCGCAGCCGCACCCACGCCGGAAATAATCATTTTCATGGGGGCCGACATGTTGGAGGCCGCATCCATTAATTTGGTCAACCCATCGGTCACGGTCAGGATAGCCGGAGCCAGGGTTGAGATAATCTCTGTACTCAAGGTGAAAAAAGCCAACCCCATCCTGTCGATGGACTCATTAACATTTTCCACATTTTCACGATCCAGGGCAGAAATGGAGTCGTTCAACTCTGCGGCTGCAGCAGCCTTTTTCTTGAGCGCAGCCCCTTCATCTTTGAGCAAAGGGATCAATCTGGAAGCATCGTTGGCCAGGGCCTCCATATAGAAAATCTGCTGCTCGGCAGAAACACCTGTCTCATCCATAGCCTTCTGCACAGCTACAAAGGCATCCGGACCGGAAAGCTTTGCCAGCTCCTCGGCTGTCAGCCCGACCTGGGAAGCAACATTCTCGAAAAAATCGGCAAACTCACCGCCCCCGGTGGCTATAAAATCTCCGACCTTATCTTTAAGGTCCTTGTTCATGTCGGCAAACCCCTCAACCGAGATGCCAACCGACTTGACAGCCGTACCATAGGCCTGCAGCTCATTGGGAGCCAGCCCTGCAATTTTAGCAAAACTCTCCAGCTCGCGCTGGGCATCGCCAATTTGCTTGGCCATGGCTCCGATGCCGACACCCGTGCCAATAGCCCCGGCAAAGGCAAACCAGGAAGATTTCACTTTCTCAATCTGTGCTGTCCAGCCATTAGTACCTTCCCGCAGATCAGCAATCTGGCTTTTCATGCGCTCGTGGTAGGCTGCTAATTCTCGCTGCGATCTGGTCCCGCTCTCAGCCAGATCCTTGTACGCCTGCTCAAGCCCTTTAACTTCGACCTCGATGTCGGCAAAGGATCGAACGCCCAGGGCGTTTTGCGCAGCCAGTACTTTGGCCTGGCTTTTAGCCGCTGCCTCAAGTTTCTTTTCTTCGGCTGTCAGGTTGCCGGTGTCAATCTTGGCGTCTTTGAGTTTTGCACTCAGTTCGCCCAGGGCAGTCTCTTGTCGGCCAACCTGGTCGGCCAGCTTTTGCACGGCGTTGGCCTGGGCCTTATACTGCGCAGCTATTGCCGGGTCACTTGAATCATCGTAGGCGCTTTTCAGCCCGTTCAATTTGGTCTCGACCGCCTGAATGGTGGCTCGCTCTTTATCCATGGCCAGGCGCTTTTTATCTATGCGCAGGGTCAAGGCGTCCACGGCGTCGCCAGCTTTTTTATACTGGGCGGCCAGGGCGGCGGTTGGATCCTTTTGGTAGGCTGCCCCCAGGTCGGTATATTTTTGCGTGGCTGTTGTCAGTTCGCGCTCAAGGATGGAAAGGGCCTGGACCTGCAGCCCAGACTTTTCTGTTAGGTTTTCAAGGCGTGCGCTGGTCTTGTCGATACTGGCGGCCAGCTTCGGGTCTTTGGACTGCGAAAGGGCGGCAGCCAGGGCCAGGGCTTCCTGCTCGGCTGCAGCCAGGGCGGTTTTATTCTTTTCCAGCGACGCATTAAGCGACGTAAATGCCTGGACGTTTTTTAGGTCGTTAAGGTCGGCGGAAAAGGACTTGAAAGCGCTTGTGCCTTCATATTGCGCCTGTATTGTGTAGACAAATTTACTCGCTGCATTCGCCATAAATGGGCCGGAAAAAATACGTTGAAAGGATTGGGGCGGTCTATTTCTTCTTGCCGCCCCCTGCGCGTTTTAGCGCTGTCAGAAACAGGGAAAAGCCATAATCCCAGACTCTATGGTGGCCGCGTTCTATTAAGGCGCAGGCGGCCTCTCCAATGGTAAAGCGGCTCCTGCCAGCTTTAGCTCGATGATTTTTTTTAGTCGCCTCATCGCTGCGACTAAAATAGGGTTTAGTTCTTCCACCGCATCAAAAAGCGGTGCCAGGGTGCTTGGGGTCTTGCTTCTCATGGCCCCCAACGCAATGCCGGTTGACAGGGTGACGGCTCTGGCTGGTGCGTCCCGGTCCAGTAAGATATCCAGGGGCGTGGGCTGGTAGTTGTCCAAAAAACCCTCCATTTCCTCAACAGTCAGCTCTTTGACCGTCACCTCTTTATCCAACCAGTTAATAATTTTAGATTTTCTCATTACAGGGATACTCCGTTAATGCGACCAGGGGACGTTTTGCCGTCCAGGGTCTCAAAGGTGGTTGAAAATTGCAGCTCTTCGTAATCGGTGTCAGGATCCGAAATAAGGTTTATTTCCGTGCCGGACGCCAGGACCACAGAGTCAAATTCCGCGTTAATAAGTTCGCCTGAATACTCGTCCTCGCCGTCTATCAGGATGGCAACACGAATAAGGGTTTTGGTACCGATCTCGACCCGGTAACCACTCTCGGCGGCGTAGGTGTAGCCATAGCGAACCTTATCCCCTGCGGATATCTGGCCGCCCTCTACGGTGGTCCACATACCCAGGGCCGTGTTAATCAGATAATCGGTGCCAAGCACATAGGTGGCTGATGTGGTGTCTACGTCTTCGGTAATTTCCACGGCGCTGATATTCTGGTGGCCCATTGGCTCCCACTCGCCAGGCTTCGGCGCTGTAAGCGTGGTTCCGGCTGCTGCCGTGACCGTGCCGCCTGCCTCTGTCATTGCCACCTCTTCGCCAGACAATGCCCAGGCCAGGGTTTTCGCCAGCCACTGGTTAATGGTCAAGGATCCGGATATGGCCGAAAGGATGTTGCGCACGTCCAGGTTTTGCCCTGCGTTCTCTCTCATACGCGAAACATTGACTTTCTGTTCAGTCTCCACCTTAACAGTGAACGGATAACAGTTGCCGACCTTCATATAGCCGCTGGTCCGGTTTTTGTTTCCATCAAGCGTGGCCATATAAACCGTGCCGATAAAAGCTCTCGATTTTGCTCCCATGTTATTATTCTCCTGCCTTGTTACGGCATGTTGAATTGCAAAGTCCCGCAGGCGTAATAGTACGGGTGCGGCTGCAGCCCCTCACTTCCTGGGCGTGGGTTTGGTTCGCCAATCTCAAAAGAGAAAGGCGTCTGTAATTTATAGGGCGCAAAGCCCCGGTGGTCCGCCAGGCCGGAAAGGGCCCCGACCAGTTCCATTATGTCGTTGGTGCCGTCCTGAATGGTGCCGCCGGTGTAAATGCCTGCGCTTATTGCCACCTTGAAATTCCCGCGCCGTCTAAAATCCACTTCCATTTTGTAGATGGCAAAGCGGACAAAGGGGCACTCTTCACCTTCCTTCCAGGTCTGCGAGCGTGCCGGCAGCATGGTGTGTATGACCTGGGGAGCGATGGTTGTTCCAGTGGGTTTATGGTAGTAGCGCAGAGCCCCTGTCAATTCCTGGACTTTCGCAGTGAATAAAGCGGTAAACTCAGGGGTCATAGCTTGCCTTGCAGTTTGACGAAATAGTTCAGATTTCGCTCGAATTTGACGGTAAATTGATCTGCCAGAAAGGCTTCCTGCTCGCTGAAAAACTCTTCCACATGGGTAGCGATGGGAATTGCAGCTCGAACCACAGGAAATCTGCCGCGCAGTTCAGGCTGAGTGTCGAAACGGTCACCTTTTCGGGAACTGGTGGGGTACAGGTCAGGTGAATAATGTGGAGAATGCAGCCTGATCCATACTTTCTCCTGGGCACTGTAGATCGAGGCCAGAAATGCGCCTGGGTATTTCCTGCCGGCAACGGTTACTCCCTTGGCATTTTGTTGGGGTGAACCGATGGCAAAAGGAGAAATATCCCAGGTACCGACCCACACTTTCATGGTGCCGTCGTCTTTTCCCACACTGGAAAAAAACAACCTTTCGCCCAGGGCCCGTTGGGGTATACGCTCCGCCTTAGAAATCCGTTGTTTCAGGCCGGTCTCAATGGTGGTTTGTAATTGCCGTAGGGTGGCTGACCTGGCTTGTTTAATCTGTGCTTCGGTAGCCTCGATGGCAGCTGCAACCTTATCCAGACGCTTTTTATCTACCGCCAGCTGCAGTCTCATACCCGGTACCCTGTGATGGCTATCTGTAAAACTTCACCTTTCCAAGGCACCGAGTCCACCGTCCACTGGCTGCCATCAAGGATCAATTCCAACCCCGGAACCGGCATAAAACCCAAATCAGAACGTAAGACATACAGGTTTTGCTTTTCAGCCTGAACTATCTCCAGACTTGCATAAGGGGCATAGTCCCTGAGCTCGCGGATACCTTTAATGGTCCAGGATCCCTGGGCAGTACTGATGGTGATTTCAACAGCCGGCCCCGACGGATCAGCCAGGACCGCAGCAAAATCATTGATGTGCTGTATCTGTGCCGTTGCCACTTTGTGCTCCGGTTATGCATTAAGTTTGACCAGTACGGTCAAATCGCCGGCCGCTGCTGGGGCAAAGGCTTTACCTGCCGGCACATTGGTGTTGGTGGTGTCGATCTCGCCTGCAGTATCATCCCAGTACACCTGGGCACCCTGGTCAATGGCAAGAGCTGCCTCTTTGGGCAGTTCCCACACTTCACATGTTGCCAGGGATCCCTCTGCTCCGTTAGCGATGTCACCCAGCGCCAGACCGATCATGCCGGTAAATGCAACGATATCTCCAGATGCCACATCGCTTCCTGAATCATTTGTCCAGGGCATGACATCGCCTATCTGTACGTGTCCTCTAGCCATAATGTTCTCCAATCTTTTTCATCTGCGGGACAGAATTCAATTCTGTCCTCAGCTATCTTTTAAATCTGTGGGACGGAATTCATTCTGTCCTCAGCTGACTTTAACTGCGCGGAATTTTGTAAGCGCCGATATGATCGACCACACCGCAGCCGAAATCATGCCGGCACACATAGGTGATGGCACCTGTGCCGAATTCCATCTCATCATCCACAAAGGGTTGTTCATTGCCCAGCAACCAGGCTACCTCGATGATCGGCGCCTGGTTGGGATGGGCCAAAAGATAAAAAGGATCGTCACCATCAGAGAGATCAAGCAATGGATCAGTTACCGGGGTGAGTTTGCCTGCCCAGGGGTTATGCACGCCGCTGGAAAGATTGACATCCGGCAGGGCAGCGGAGCGAAGCAGGATATCTGCATTCATCTCTTCATCGGTACCAGCCAGAAGAAAGGCAGGGGTGACGTCCAACGTTTCGCCAGCCATACCTTTTTGCTTGCGCATGGCTGCACGGGCCTTGCCCAATGTCACTGCATCTATATCGCCTGCAGCAGCCAGGTTTTTATGGTCTGCATGAAACAAGGTCTTGCCATCATTCATGGCAGGGTTGGAAAGCAGGAGGCCGTAAACCATCTTGTTTTCCATGCGTTTGGCAGCCGTACCGATCATGGTCGGTATTCGGGTAAATGCCCGCAGATCGTCGTTAATCAGCATGACCCGGGTAAATTTGGCCTTGATGCCCTTGGTGATAACCTTGTAGGTCTCTCCGGCTTCGCTAAAATCAGCGGTCTTGAACTCTCCGTGTTCATCCAGCTCTTCAAGATCAGGTGAGTTGGAGAGCTTGAGCGCATGCAACTCCTTAAAATCGTTGGCATCGCCCACAGCAACCCACTGGCGATAAGTAGACGGCGCTTCTGTATAAGCTGCCTGCAGGTTCCGGTTGGCAACATTGGACATCAACAAAGGAAAGTCACTGGACCCAGCCGGAGAGAGTGCCCTGCTGGAAATCTGGTCAGGATTCATGCCTCTGCAGCGAATACCTGCACGCTCAAGGCATTCCCTGGCAATATCAGGTAATCGCTGGCCACGGAATTCATTGGCCCCGGCAGCTGGCTGCTCTATTCTGCGACCGCTACGCATGGCAAGACCGTCAACTACTGCGGCCCGGAATTTATCGCGATCTTCGGTACCGACCTGAAAACCTACGCTTGCCCCGGCGCCGATGGTCTGCTGACGTTGCTGCAGGGTATCAAATAACTCGGAACGGGCCTGTTCAATACTAAGGCCGCGATCAATCATGGACCTGGCCTCTTCAACTCCCAGACCGGCAACGGCACAGGCATCTTCGATGGCCCTTGAGCGTTGAGTTTCCTGGGCGATCATGGCCCGCACTTCTTCAGAAGACATTCCCGCAGCAGAAGGCGGTTCATTATCGTCGCCGCTATGCTGACGCGCACCGGCAGCAGATCTGTTTGCCTGTTGCCTGCCTTCTGAAGAACGCTCACCGCCAGGATCCTGGTCGGCCCGTTCCGGCCCGTTATAGGCAACGTCATCAACCTGGAGTTGTTTATATAATTCCCACGCCTCTGCTTCGGTTGCGTCGGCGCGGAGCCCGTTTTCGATCAAAAACTTTCGTAACTTGGGATGCATAATATCTCCTGCTTGGTCCCGGTTAGATGTTTACCAATCGGCATCCGCCGGCATCACAAAGGCTCCGAACCTTGGCCAACTTATCCGCGCCGATGGGCGTGTTTGAAAATTCTTTCAGGTGCCACTCGTAGCTCACCTTGAGCGGACCTGTGAAAATCTGATTTTTAACTGCCGCTTCTTCACCATCAGGAATCCAGACTGATTTCGTTACAGCGTAACCCACCGAGCCGTCGGTTAGATGCCCGTCCAGCACCTTCTGCCTGGTGCGCTGGGATTTTTCATCCGCGCAATAACTCACCAAGCCGTCAATGGCAGGGTATCCACCTGCTTCCAGATGCTGAAAATCTCGTACCGAGCCCAGCACGTCGTCCACGCTCCAGCGAGAATGGGAATCCAGCAGCGGCACCTGGCCGTTTTCAGGGATCATGATCCCTTCCATCAGCAGGACCTCTTCCACAAAATCATAGCGATTCCAGTCAAATACCGTTGCCGGCATTTCTGTGGTAAGCACCCAGCGAATGGCATTTTCTGTTGATTGCATCTGTCTTTGCAGAATGGAATTAAGCTCACCCCTCAGCTGACTGGACAAGTTTTGCATGATAGAATCCAATTCTGCCCTGAGCTGACTAAGCAAATCATTCCCCTCAGAACGTTCACCGTTAGTCGTTTTAACAAGTGGCGCTGTGTACGATATGTTTCTAGCCTGCATGCCAGGACGAATACCTGCAACCTCAAGCTCTTGCCTGATGGCATTTCGTATCTCCGCCCTTGTGATCTGCGGGGCAGAATTCAATTCTGTCCTCAGCTGACTAAATCTCGGCATTACTCTGCTCACTCAGTTGTTGGTTTTGAGCCCGTGCCTGCAGCAGCGGAGTCAGTTTGGCTTCGCAGTCAATGGCCTCGTCCACCAGCTCGTCCCAGTCATATCCTTGAGCTGCAGCCTCTCTGCGATAGGTGGAAAGCACCTTGTCTATCTTCTTACCGCTTGCCTGGGAATCCTTGAGCGGCTCCACCCAACCCCAGCCAGGATTCTGGTGGCTCACAGCCTCCAGGTACGGCCATGGGTTGGTGCGGAAACCGGGCATGCTGCAGGGAGCAAGCCCGGCCATCCAGGCGGCCTCAATGAACCAGGCAGCGACTTTTCGGTTCATCTTTTCGTTTAAAAACATCTGCATGCCGCCATATGACAAACGTTCTTCCAGAGAGGCTGAACGGGCAGAAGAGTAGCTTGCATCGGTATAATCGTTGGCATAGGCTTCGTAGCTCATGCCGAATCCTGTGGACTGGGTACGGCGGGATTCCTTTACATACGGTTCGTACTGGGTGCCGGGGCGGTTATGGCTGGCAATGGTAATGTCAGCGCCATAGGGAACGGCCTGAATACGGCCCGGATCGATGTATTCCGGCATATTGTCCCAGGTGGTGGGCCAGTTGCTGTTCTCACCTGTTTCTCCGGCCTGGATGCCGATGCCTGGATGCCCCATATCTGCATAGTTGGATTTCACGAAAATCCCGAAAGCCGCAGCCAGCTTGGCGCCTATACGCTCGTAAGCTCTATAATCCTCAAGGTCGTAGGCTTCCATCACCACAGCCACTATCCAGGGAATACCGTGATACTGGCTTATCCTGTCCCGCTCGAACACATCGACAATCTCACTGGCAGGTATACGAATGGATTGCTGCACCATGGAGGTATAACCGCTATCTCCCGGGTGCTCAGGAAACAGATGATAGGCAACCACCTTGCCGGTACGCGGATCAAGCTCCTTACCCTGTCGGGCAATGTTGCCGTTTTTCAGTACACCGTCCATGGAGGTATCCAGATGATCTCGTTCCAGCAACTCAAGCCGTAAGGGGACCACGCCAGGGATAGAGGTATCCCAAACCCGGTGGATAAAAAAACCGCCGTCAAACCACATATGGCCCAACCCGAGCCGTTGTTGCGCCCAGAAGGAATCGTGCCCGGAAATATCCGCATACCCGGCCCAGCGGGAAAACAGTTTTTCCCAGGCCCTATTGGTTGCAGTATCCAGCTTGTCACCCTTATCCCGAAACTGAAACTGGGGACGAATACCGCTACGTACAGCATTGTTGACAATGCGGCGAATGCCTCCCCGCACAGATGGATTGTTCTGCGCTTGATCCCTGCACCTGCCGATAATGGTCTGCATGGTGCGCTTGCTGTCGGCATCGGCTGACTTGGGGCGTGGCCGAAAATTCTGGTTGGAACCGGTCAATTCACCCGCCACATAGGTTCGATACAAATCACGGTGGTAACGGTAGCGGGCAGCCCTGGCAGGACTGCCCAGAGCAAGAATGTTGGCGGTAAGGGAAGTGAATGCATTATAGAGCTTCGCACTGGTCGAGGCTTTCCCGACTGCCAGCTGCATCAGCGGCGTCCCCCGAACACGGCTGATGCATGGGATAACCGACCGCTGCGGGAAAGAACTGCAATGGTGGCCTCCAGCCTGCGGATCTCGGCCTGTATTGGAGCAAGATCGTGCTTGGTATACGTCTGATTACCAACGGTATACGTTTGGTTCGGACTCGTCAGAACAGCTCGTTCGGCTTCCAGATACAGCGCCAGTCTCTCTTGTGCTTGGGTCAGGGTCAAAGTCGTTCCTCGCGTAAAAGAAAATTCGTGTTTTGATTTACGCAAAGGATAGAGCAGGAAATTTCAGAAAAAAAGCACCTCAGTACCACCGGTAGTATTGTACTACTGGTAGCACTACACATATTGTACTGGCATGGGAAATGCTATTTATACAAGTGAAAATGAACTCTGCCTGAATAGGCGTGTTGGTGGTTCAAATCGTGTGGGTGAACAAATAGAACCCCTAAGGGAACTATAAAACAAATCGTTTGCCATAAGCGTACAGGTCAGCAGATTTTTAGAACTGAGGCTGTTTTGACGCGCTTAAGGAGAGTGATTATTGTATAAGCCGTAATAAGGGGATATAAGCGCCTACATTTGACAATGGACGTCAAATCATGCTATTCTGTGCAATAATTGTTGCATAATTCAGTTTTCACGTTATTTTTGACGTCCATGCAACAATCAGGCATTGCTCAAGTACGAGCTTACCCTTTGTCTTACAACCGCAAAATATACAGGAAAGGAAAACCAGAATGCCTTTACATGAAGAAGTTATGGCTGGAATAGCCCGAAAAACAGGGCTGTCTCCAGAACAGATCAGGAAATCCTCTCCGGAAGAAATCAGAGCCCACTTAACCAAGAAAACGAAAAAAGATTTCAAAATCACTTCAGCGTTTCCTTTTATCGGCAGGGGTAATGTCTTGCGCGACAAACTAAGATCCTCTAAAGACATCAACCGGGAAACAGATAAAATCCTGGGGTTGTAAGTGGGAGCTGAAGAAACGGGAGAGGTGAAAGATGCCTTTGCATTTTACCTCGAATATGTCAAACCACTGTATTGTGAAATAGAGGCAATCGATAACACCCTTCCTGTAGAGCTCCTTTTTGAAATTCATGCCGCTTTTGATCACTTGCGTCGTTTTTACGTGGACGGAGAAGATGAAGCAAAGTCGACCCATAAAGCCATCAGCCACCTGAAACGTGGTGCCTTGGATGCCTTTAAAATCAAACTCAAATATTTCAACACCGAGCTGGAAAGTCTATTGACCAGCAGCGCTGATTTAACCCTGATAGACAGTGGAGAGTTTCTCTCGAATCTGCTCAGAGATAGATACGAAATAATCAAGCTTGGAACACAGGCGCGTCTTGCAGAAAGCAGGAACGATCATATTGATGCCTTTGGCAAATGGTCACAGGTCTCCATTGCCATTAATAGATTCTGCGAAAACTATCTGCACAATTCAAAGAAACTCAGTTGGGCGAAAAGGAAATCAATTTGCTTAAAATCGAAAGCAACGGTTATTGCCTTTTTGATAGGTTGTGCGTCTTCTTTTATTGTTTCTTGGCTTATGACATTTTCTTCTCAACATTAGTTTAGCGTAAAAAAAACAGCGCCCCTACCAAGATCTCCCCCAATGACGGTTGAATAGTTCTGCGCACCTGACCGTCCCACCGTATAGCGTTTTTTTGTTCACTGGAAACACTCCCTTGTTTTTTTATAAGCATGGCATATAATGAGTCTGACGTCAGTAATGGGGTCAATCTTCATCAAACCCTCCCCTCTGCCGCTCCCGCTTCACTCCATAAGCAGAGGGGACCTTTCTCAGGTCTAAAAAACGACAGGGCAACAATCGCGTTATCCTACCGTTCAATTCTGAGAGATTTCTTGGTCGTCTGTTTTAAACTGTGACTCGGGTCCCTTCGTCAGTTCATATGTATTCGTTTTACAGGTTTTGGTTGTTGGTAATATACCGATCAAGAAGAATTAGAATTACCTGGCCGGTTTGACAAAGTCTTTTCTGTATAACATTACAAAACAGGCGTTACACAGATCCGTATAATTGCTTGTTAAATTTTTAAACAATACTGACTGATGGATTTATCTATGACCACTAAAGAGTGGATTGACTTTATAAAAGAAGAAGTGGAAAGCTCACTAACACTGTTCTATGGATATGCAGCTTTCTCAGAGAAATTGAAAGATCAAAGTTGGGTCAATTTAATAAATAGAAATGTAAGATTCTGGAAAATATATGCTGCCTCTACCCAACGTTCTTTATTTCTATCATTAGGCCGCTTATCAGATGACGGACCAGACTGCAAATCATTTACGGATTTTCAAGCCATCTGTTTCACACAAATAGCTGATTTCTCGAAAGAGGAATACTTGATTAGAAATCCGGATATTATGAAAATAAATCCCAACTATTTTGACAATGCTTACTTCCCAACAAAGGAAGACTTTGCGACACTATTTAAACAAACGAGTCAATACAACAAGTATTTACGAGATGAATGTAAAGCAATTAGAAGTAAAGTTTTTGCTCATGCTATACTCAACAAGGAAGAAGAATATTTAGAACTATTCAAGGCTGTTACTCTTGATGATATAGAAAAAGCATTGTTGACATACTATTCAATTATTCGTGATATTTGGGATTTATTTCACAACCTTAGAAAACCAAAAAACAAACCGTATAAGTTTGATGAGAAAGACGCCATTTACGACTCAATAGCTTTAGCGATTAATGAAAAATAATTTAACAAAACGTTCCAGCGGAAGCCGAAACAGCCCGGCCCCCGCTGAACTCCACGTTGTGCTGAATAAAGGAGACAAGGTTATGGCAAGGAAAACACATCATGTTGTGCCTGGTGGGGAGTCAGGTGGATGGGATATTAAAAAAGGTGGTGGACAAAAATCGATTAAACATTTTGATACCAAGCAAGACGCTGTGAAGCACGCAAGAGAAATCAGTAAGAATCAAAAGTCAGAACTCATCGTTCATAAAAAGGACGGTACTATTCAGAACCCAGACAGTCATGGGGGAGATCCTTGTCCACCCAAGGATAAAAAATAATAGGTTCCTTATTATCCATTCTCTATTTTTAAAAATAGTCTTTCTGGGAGGTGCCGGTGAAATTAAGTGAAAGATTTGAACTTAACAAAACCCAATTCGAACTTGATTTTGTAGACATCGACCTTTCTACGGATATTCCTTTATTCATTGACCCTTACTTTCTGGCACAACGAAATGACCCATGGTCCATGGGTGCCAGCAGAACGGTTCGTAGTTTTTTCCAGCAATTAATTAACTTAATTAGAGCAGGCGCCACAGCGCAAGCCCGAGAACTTTTTACACATTTGGGCGAGCCAAATGAAACTTGTTTAGGCCTTTCACAAGGTCCACCTAAGGGAAGAGGTGTTGGGACAGAAGATTCAGATAAAATTTTTGAGAGCCTTCTGGAAAGTGCTGCGGTTCAAAGTGGTATTGTTGAGGACATTGAAGACTGTAGGGTTTTTGTACCTGGAATAGACAAAGACAAAACTTCTGATATGGCAACAAATATTATCAGAAGACATCTTATCGAATACACTCAAAATCAATGTAGACTGTGGGGGATGCCACTCCAGGAAAATGTCCCGTCTGGTTATGGGTGGGACAGACATAGTCGAGAGTGGATAAATGATTACACAGAAATGTTTGTTGTAGATGGTAGAAAAATATTGCTCACACCTAAGGCCATAGTTTCATTTGTAAAAGACTACACCGCAAATAAATACCTACAGCATTTCGTGTTGAATTTTCTGCAGAATGAACACCTTCGTCTTAATACTGCCCTTGTCCAACGAAAAATAAGAAAAGACGGAAGTGAGAGAAGATGGGTCACAAAAAAAAGCATTAGGGAACACGAACACCCTATTACTAAAGAATTTCTTGCCAAATTCACTCAAGATCATCCAGAAATCTTCGCTAAATTCAGAGAAGAAACAGCAATTGAGGTTACATCTCTTAAAAATGAAGATCTTACCCCTGAATCACTAAATGGCATAATTGACTATCTGATAACAGAATTAACAAACACACCTCCTGGTAATGAAAACGCAACCCGATACCATAGATTGACTGTCGGTATTCTAGAATTAATTTTTTATTCTAATCTAACATCACCACAGGTTGAACGTGAAATTCATGACGGCAGGAAAAGGATTGATATTACCTTCGATAATGCCGCCCCATTTGGTTTTTTTCATCGCTTACACACAACTTACAACACTCCAGCACAATACATTTTTGTCGAGTGTAAAAATTATTCCCGAGATGTCGCAAATCCTGAATTAGACCAGCTTTCCGGACGGTTTTCTCTTCACAAAGGTAAATTTGGTTTGCTTTTGTGCAGGACAATAGATGATTTGAATACCTTCTTGGCAAGATGCGGAGATACTTATACAGATGGTCGGGGAGTAATAATTCCTTTAGTCGATGACGATTTAATATCAATACTTGATAGCCTAAAAGAGGGAGTAGAGCGCCCCGAAGAGGTCTTGTTGAGTGATCGGTTCCGGGATATTGCGCTCCAATAACTAAGGAAAAAGCACAACAATTTAATACAGCGGATGGCGTTATCGTCGGTGGCGCTGACGCGGCAAGTTCATTGGCACCACCGCTTATCAAGACGTTCATGGCGACTTTGTCGCCATGAATCGCGATGCCTACTACGGTACCAATCAGGCCGGTACGGTAAAATTAATCTTACCCTGTCTGGGTAAAGGTATAGTTATGCGGCACTCCTGAGACCAAGCAGGAAAGTACACTGTACACGGGCGCCAGTTCTTTTTTTGGTACCCGTCTCAGCATATCGATGATCAGGGGATCGATATCCTCACAGCCTTTATAGGATTGCTTGTTGTTGGCAATCGCCTTGCGTAGCTCGGTCCGGATCTCCTTTCGGATGGCTTGAGTAACAGCTTCCATATCCAAAGCCGGTGCTTGCTGCTCACCAACATAGCAGCCTGTCCTACGGATCTCCGGCAGCACCTCCTCAAACACCCAACGCTCGAACTTTTTCGCTGATGGCAGCTTGGAACCGATCATCATGCGGTAAAGGTCTGGTTCATAGATGACACGAACATCCTTCGCTCTACCATTTGCGTCAATCAAGGTACGGTGTTTCGCCGTACCTTGACAATGACGGTTTATCGCATTGTTAGGGTGTTTGTATCCCAATGCAGTAGCCACATCTGTGGCCACAAACAGGATACTGCCGTCTTCATCGATCAGGGTGCGGAATTGTTGGGACTCGAAGGAAAAGGGGATAACTGCGAGGTGCTTACTCATAACATTGCTCCTTTGGTAGGGGAGACGGTGCCCCGTTTCGGGGCACCGTCAATAATCCACCCTTTTCCATGCCAAAGAAAAAGGGCGAAGCTGTGCGGGTTGGCATACCGGACCAAAGGAAACCGGCGGGCACGAGGCCCCCACACACAGCCCGCCCAAGATAGAGCAATGCCGTGTTACGGACACAAAAATACCGCCAATCAGAAAAAGAGGCGGTGCATCCGCCTTTGGTTTTCGGGATGCCAATCCCGGTTGCAGATTTTGCAACAACACCATCACCGTACCCGAAACCCATCTTTTCCGTCAACATGATTTTACCACTCGCCCTGCACCTTAAACACCTGCTCGATAAACGATTCAAGACGCAGGGCAAGAAAATCCTCAACCGCCTCGCTGTATGGAAAAGGACCAGATGAAGTTCCAGGGGTGTCACCGGTCATCATTTTGCAGAGGAACGTTTCCTCGTCAAAATTACCCTGAAACTCGATCTCTTTGTTCAGCAAACCGTTATCACCTGGAGTCGTGCTCACTTTCAGTTTAACGGCAATCAACCTGGAGAGTCCGTCACCAACCACATAATCAGGCTTATTGATCTCTTCAATCTCTGCTTTGAACCCATATGACTCAATGGTTTTCCGGCAACTGTTCAAGGCAGGTAAAACAGTGTTGCGCAAAAAATCCTCCAACGAGGAGGCAATCATTTTATGCCGCTCTATTTTCAGCCGTTTCTCTTCTTCAGCGGCCAGTTTTTTAGCTTCCAGTTTATCTACAACCTTGCGCATTATGTCATCAATTCGTGCTTCCATATGCCTCTCCGTATTATTTTTCTATATATCAAAACTGTAACAGATTGCGGACCTCTTCACAGCAGCATTGCTTGCAAAAATCTTAGTTCCCAGGTTACCAATCAAAATTCCGTTATTGATCATGCTGTTTCTACTCCTGTAACGTCTTCCTCAACGCTTTTAATAGTCTTCCCTGCCCGGCAGAGAAAGCACTGTGGGTTGGAACATCGGTGGTAGCGGATCCGCACAGAACCTTCCCATGGTCTGGTGGAATAAATCTTTGCCCGTTGATTGCAGGCCGGGCATATGGCCCCGTGGCGCTGGGAAAACACCACCCCTGCTTCCGCCTCCTCCTGTATTTGCAGCAACCAGACTGTGATCATTTGGCTGGACATATTTTTTGCAATCCTCTCATCCGAACATTCTGCGGCCGCCGGTGAACGGGTTGGCTGCAGGCTGCTCCTTTTTTTTCTTTTGCGCCTGGCGCACGGTCTTTTTCCAGAACTTGATCCGTAATATGTCGGCAGCCACCAGCGACATGAAGCTGGCATCCCAATAATGCTGAGCTTTCCCTCTTGGCTGCTGCCACAAACCCCGTTCATCCACATATTCTACGCACAGATGTTTTGCATATTCTTCGGTTGCTGCAGCATGCAAACGCCATCCACCAGGATCCAAAACCTTGATGGCTAGTTTTCCCGCAAGCATGTCTTTGTAGTGGTGAGTATCACAGGTGTAGAGGCGTATGCCGCCTGGAATTGGTTTGTTGGTTCCGGGGTAACGATCCACATTGGTGACCGTAAAGGGATTAGCCCTGCGGCCTGAAGCTCCCTTGTAGGGTACGATCTTGCCTGGATGGGCCAGGCAGAAATCATATACCTCTGAGGTACGATGCCCCATGGCATCCTGTATAGTTAGCGCTATGGGGTAGATATTCCCTGCGCTGTCCTTATATTCATCTTCCCACAGGATTTTTGCCAAGGCCTGAAAGGTGACTGCAACTCCGCTGCTTATATGCCAACAGGTTTGCTCCAGTCCCCATCCCAAGGCATTGATGTAATAGACAAACCCATCGTCCTGGGTATCGACTCCAGCCACAAGAGTAGCAACCTGGTTATCTCCAGGTACCAAGCCTTCAGGCCGATCATCACGCAACGCCAGGATCTGATCCTCTTTACGTTGAACTTCGTAATCATAATACGCTTCCGCAGCATATTTATTGGCAAAGGTGTGTGTCTCTTCTTTTGAGCTGCGAGCCTTTACCATGGCCGCTGCCAGTTCAGAGAGTGAAACCAGGGGAGAGATCCATCCGGGAGAATGGAAACAGACTTTTTCTGGCCGCTCGGCTTTCAAATATTCAAACCGTGGGCGTGAATCATGGGTAAAAGGTTTCCCTGCCTCCTGGAGCTGACGCCAATTTTTACAGCGTGCATACCATTCGCCATCCTGTAGGGCCTTGTCCCGTTTACGATCATCCCATTCAGATCCACAGACAGTACAGATATACCTGCCAAGTTTTTCCTGCAGGATTTTTTGGGGATCCTTTTCATCGTTACAGCGGATGTGCTTGGATTCCATATAAATGCGTTTCCCACAATCCGGGCAGCGGGGAAAGAAATCAAACACAGCATCGGCATTCAGCAGGTATACCCAGATAGGACCAGAGGGCAGGGATGGTGTGGAATTGAACCAAACCTTGGAACCGAACTTAAATGCACGAACACGTTCAAGAACCAGCTCCATGGTCGGGGCTTCCTTTTTGCTGGCCCGCTCCGGATATTTATCCGTTTCATCCAGGAAAAGATATTTGGCTGAAACATTGCCCATTGAGGTAACCGAGCCAGCCCAGCCCATGTAAATAAGCATGGTCTGCAGCTTAATTCGGAAGGAAGCCACATCATCCTGCACACCGGTCAACAGGGAGCGCAACCGGGGTGAGCCCTTGAATACCGGTGCAAGATAATCGTTGGAGCGTTTGCCGGCAGTGTCACGATCCGGGTAGACCACCAGGGCAGAGCCTGGATCAATGTCTGCCAGGTAGGCAAGGCAGGTTTCCATACCTGCAGAGGAACCTGTCTGTGCGACTTTGCAGTTTCCCAGTTGTTTGATGAACGGCAGCACAAAGGTGTCGATAATACCGTTCATGTGCGGGATAAAGTTGGAATCGTAATACGAACCTTCCAGCGGCCCATAGGTGATACGCCTGTTCTTCGGGGCCCATTGCGATGGCGGTATACGCTTACGCTTTCTGTATACCTTGCGCTCACCAGCTAAGGAGCGAAAGCGAATACGGACCCGTGATGAACGGTTACGGAATTTTTCCGGCAACCACTCCAGGTCCGTTCGCAGTCGTACAACCTGGGTTTTACCGATATCTACAGCGGGGCAGGCCATAACTTACTTGCTGCGTAAAAGTTCCAGCTGGTCGGCAATGACCTGACCATCCCCGCGGATCACAGCCAGGGCCATATCAAGAAGTGCTGATTCTTCATCGGTTGATGAAATACAGGCTTCCAGTGGCAGCACCTGTTCAGGCACGTTTTCCAGAACGTGTTCATTGCTGGTTTCACTTTTTGGAAAGTATGCATCGCCATGAAATTCTTGTAATGCCTTAACTACAGACTCCGGGAAGTTACGTACATAACTCCGCATACCGGAACATCTGGAGCATACCTGTTTATCAAAATGATTTTTCAGGCGCATATTTTCGGTACCGCATTGCGCACACTTTCCAACGTTGCTTTTTGCCATGCTATTCTCCGTTTTTACTGAATCGCTTTGTGTTGATTGTTTATCTTTCCACTGCTTGTATTGGGCCATCAGGTCGTACAAGCGATTATTCTTTTGCAGTTGTTCGTCTGTCACGCTGATAACGGAAAGAGAATTCTGGGCCATTACTCTGCCTCCAGAATGACATCAAACTCCACATCCCTGGCAAAAGCAGAGCAGCGTTCCTCGATGTCAATTTCCATGGTTGAAACCAGATCGCCTGCAAGTTCCTGGTTGCCGTCAACCAGCTCCACATAATCTGCAGCCCTGGTGTGCACCATGTGTTTCAAATGGGCAAGCAGGGCTACAGCCCGGCCAACAACTGCCAGTTCAAATTCATCCCTGGGGATGAACTTTTTTTGTTTAATCCCAAGGTCATGTTTCTCCCGGGCCAGCTTTACTTCGGCCTGTTCGACCTCCAGGCGCGCCTTTTTCTCATGAAGCCTTTCCAGCTTCTCGTTTACCTTTTGGTCAGTCTCTTCTCGCTTGAGGTGGTTGCGTGCATATTTTTCCACCTTTTTCAGGCTGTATTTGCCGCCTGTGTCAGGCCGTAACAGGCCTTCGCTACAGTGCTCGTAAAACTGAGATCTGCCGATTTTCCACCCATCAGCCCGCAGGAATCTCCAGGCATCAAGCTTGGTTGCAAAGAGGTCTTCTTCAATTTGCTGTTCAGCATCTGGAGAAATGTTTTCGACCACGTTCAAGCATCCTCCAGTTCATTGAAATAGGTGTTTGCCAGTCGGCTCAGAAGTGGGTAGCGATAAACAGCGTCCGGCAGGTGCTCAATGAATTCCCCTGCTTGATCTGCTGAATGGATCAATTGCGTTATACGGGCCCGTTTCTCTGGGTTTCTTGCTGACCATTCATCGGGAATTACTGGGCCTACGCCCATGCCCTGGTCATAAATTTTGACAGCTCCCCCGGATTGGAGAAACAGATCGAGCAATTCTGCCACTTCATCAGGAAGCGTGTGCGCTGCTGGTGGCGTGGTTTCCTGTACGATTTCATCAGTTAGCTGCATGGCTGCAGGCAGTCCAGCCAGAATCCATTCATCAATATCAAGCCCTTGTTCGTAAGCTTCGCCAGGATCCTTGCCAACCGGTACCGGCCACCGTTTGCATTGCGGGTAATTATCCATCCACCATTGTAGTGCCTTGGGTGCCTCACCGTCATAATCCAGGGCAAGCAGAATGGAGTGGGCTTTGGAAAGGGCAGTGGCTGTTTCTGTATCTGGCTTCATGGCCAGCGCCCCCAGGGCAACTATGCCTACCCGGTTTGTGAATCGATCTATCATGGCGCCATCAAGCTCTGTCTCGACCACAACAAAAGCCTCGCGCTCTGGATGCTGCAGCCAGGTGTCCATGGCTGAACCTTTGACAACGTGATATTTTTTCTTGGGATTCTGCTGGTCCTTTTTTGCCAGGCGGATGCGGATCCGGCGCAGGCCGTGACCGTTGAAATACGGAATCACAATGCCGGCAGGCAGAATAAATTTCTGTGGCTTACCGTTTTTTTGTTCGTCAACCATGCCCCAGCTTTTCTGAGGGCGGAAGGATGGGAGCCATTGCTTGTCATCCTTTTCTTTTCCAAGATGGATCCCCAGGCGATATTTTTTTACCTGGTCAAGGCCTACGCCCCGTTGCTCAAGGTAAGCCAGGGCAAGCGGACGATTCAAAAGCGTTTCATGGCAGATATCGACAAATTTCTGTGCATGCTGCTGCCACATATCAGGATCAACCACATAACCTGGCCAGTCACATCGACGAGGATCAAATGAATGGCGGCTTACAACTTTTGGTGGCTTGGGGCTGCGATACTGCATGCTATTTGAGGGTCTGGTCGTTTCGATACCCAGAGCTGCACAGGCGTCGCCAAAACTCATGCCACGAATCTGCGTGAGGTAGCTAATGGCGTCTCCGCCTTTGCCGCAACCAGCTCCACCTTTGCCATGGCCACAGTGGAATGTACCCAGGCCGGCAGCTTTGCCTTCACCCTGGCCAGGATACAGACAAAACCGATCATTACCTCCGCACAGCGGGCAGGGGCCTTGCAGTTCCCGGCCCGACGCACGGCGCGGTTCAAACCCATCTTCTTTGTACAGATCAACAATGTTCATGATGCAATCCAGTAAACAGGATGATTGTTTTGAAAAAAATGTCGTGATTTAAAAGACATAAAAACAATCCTCCCTTTTTGAAATAATCGTCCTGGTTGTATATATCTGTTTCTTCTTTCTTTTTTTATATAGCAGGATGAAGGGAGGATTATATAAGGTCTACATGTGTGAGAAAAAAAGGGTATTTCCTCATGTAAGCTCTCAATAAAAATCCTCCCTCCCTCCCTTCGTCCTGATTTCAGTCCGCAGAAAGGCGCAATCCAAGCCCCAAATACTTCATCACACCGCCGGTTTTGATGGCATCGAACTTTTCTTTGAGCAAAATGCCGAATTTCTTTTTGGTCAGGCCTCTGCGGCCACCACCAGATGCCTCCCACCAGGCCTGATAATTTTGATAGAGATATTTAAATTCAGTCTCCAATCCCGGATCCAGTTCGCAATTTTCATCAATCCAATCCTGCAGTACATCTTCATTGCGTCTGTATTCCTTGGATGCTTCAATCACGCATTTCTGGGCAGCCAGCCCATGTTCGACATATTTCAAGTAGCCGCGAAGCAGCCAGGCAAGGATTCCTGAATGTTCCCTGGCCAGCTTCTCTTCAAGCTGCAGATCCGCAGGCCGTTCGTATGGTTTTTCCAAAGCTCGGTTTACAAATGACAAAGGGAAATCAATGATCCGCAGCCTTTCAAAGAACGCATTGTCATTGGCTGGGGCATATGGTTTGTGATTGAGAATCAGGAAAAGGGTATGGGTAGGGTGAAAGGTGGTAAAATCTTTGTCGTTGATGCCTCGACCTGTAAGGGGTTCGTTGCCAGTCAGATTTTTGATTTTTCCAACAGCAAATTTGGCATTTTCTTCAACTTCAGAGGCCCATACAGCGCGTTTACCTTTCAGGCCCAGAATTTCAGGTGACGGACCGGAACCGCTTTTTTGAATGGTGGATGTCAGAAGCATTTCCGATTGAATGGGGCCGCACAGATCACCAAGTACTTCAAAGACTTTGTTCATCAGCGTTGATTTTCCGTTGGATCCATACTGCCCATAAAGCACCAGGAAGATGCGCTCCTTTGAAGATCCGGATGCGGCATACCCAAGAGCCCTATGCAGGTACTCGTATTTCTCTTCATTATTATCAAGGGAGGCTCTGACAAATTTTTCAAATTCAGGGCAGGGTTCATTGAGCCCCTTCCATTCAGTTGGTGCTGCCATGGTGAGCCAGTCATCTGGTCGACCTGGGCGCAGTTCACCGGTGCGCATATCCACAACACCATTGGCCACAGGAAGTAAAAGAGGGTGCTGATCTAATTGAGCGGGAGCCACTGTGAGGGGAGAAGAGTTTGAAACAGCACAGCTCAGGCAACTTTTCCTGCCGGTAACTGATCGGAGTTTTTCGATTCTTGCCAGGATCCTGGCTTTTTCTTTTGCCATTTTTTTGATGTCTCCTTCGCCGGTTTGGTCTGCCTTTCTGATTTTTGCCTCTTGCTCTTCCAGCAGGCGGAGATATTCAGGAATAACGGTTTTCTCTATTCCTGCCAGAGCTTGACCATCGTTGTCCTGTATCCAATGAGGGCCTACAAATTTCAGCCAGCGTTTTGAAACGTTGTTATGGGCAAACTTCCCACGACTTTTATAATTATAGAGTTCGGAATCTCCGACTTCGTTTGCCCGGTAGCATTCCCAGACAAATTTCAGGGGCACATCCGATCCATTGCCTCCGCCCGACTTTTTTCCAGAATTATCCTTGTGAGCTGAGCGGGATTTTTCTTCCTCTACTCGCCTGGCTACTGCTGCCTGTATGCTAACGACTGACATGGATATCCCTCCGGAAACCATACACCCAGGACCTGGATGCATGCCCCTGCAGGACTTTGACAATTTTTGGAGTGTCAACACCCTGTAGAATCATGCGCTCCGCGAGTTCAGCAACAATTGGTGCAACTCCGTCAGGATCGATTACAAAATAGCGACCGCATATTCTGCATTGATACCTTTGCTTGCCGGCTTTTGTTCTTCCTGATTTAATGACCTGTACTCCTCCGCACCGAGGACACTCGCAATCAATCATTTTGGTTCCTCCTTCAGTTATTCTGTTGGCTATGCTGATCTGCATCCCTTTGACTCCATGTCAGATGTTCCGGTTTTCCGCCCAAATATATTTTTTCTCCGCGAGAGACCATCGAGGTTCGTTCCACCCGTGAAAGGGAAGGCCTCAGAAGGACCCGCGGTAGTGCAGGATGGTTTATTTTTTATGGTCTGGCTTTTGGGGAGGGTCGGGGAGGGGGATCGCCTGGGGAGCCAACCGGCTTCCCTTAACGAGCCATGTCCGGCAACCTGGATGGTCATTGGGCAGCTCCACGTTGGCTCACACATAAGGAGCCAGGCGCTGCTCCGTTTATGCTTTTCGCCTGGCTTATCCTGCCGGATGGTTGAACTGTATTGTGTTGAGTGGTGAAAGAGGGTTGGTAGGCGGAGGGAATAGTGAGATGCGCAACGGAGAGCGACGCGACCCTATCAAGGGTTAGAATGAATTGGAGAATGCAAAAGCAAAAGATCGCCACAACGAGTACAGATGGACTGTATTTCTTGATCCTGGTAACCATGAGTCTTTCCCTTTCTGTTAGATGATCTTTATGCCGCTTGCTTTACGCCCAGGGCGGCCTGGTTTTTTCTTTGCTTCCAGGAAGGCAATGAGATCGCAGCGTTTGATCAGTATGTTGCCCTTGGGACCACAGGGACGTGAATGCTTCACCAGCTTTCTGTCCACCACCATGCGCCTGAAAGAGTGGTAATTCATCTTGGCTTCTGTAGCGGCTTCCTGCACGGTGAGGAATTCTCCGCTATCCTTTTGTTCGGATCCTGCATTATCCAGGTGAAGAAGCAATTCTTCTATCCTGGCAAGCCGACGTTCGATGTTTATCAGGGTAGCTTGGTCAGTCATCACAACACTCTTTTTGCTTTGTTTGCTCTTGTATATATTTGGCCACTGTGCGCTGAATTTCAGCTTCGGCTTCATGACCAAGGAACACGATGGTATCTATGGATTTTCTTTCATCAATGGCATCTTTGAGAGTGGAAATAGCCGTGTAGTCTGCCAGGATTTCTTCTGTTATGGTGGGCAGGGGCTCTTTGAATTCAGATGCATCAACATCATCGATCGAAGAGGCCAGGAAAGTTAAAGCATCCTGAACCACATAGGCCATTCCCCTTGCATCCAGTTCTGTAAAGAGCGCATGAAGGGTATCCAGGGGATTCTTGCATCGGTGTTCTGTGAAGGCAGGATTCTGTGCCCAGCTGTAAGCGCTGCGTACCTTTCGATTGAATATCCGAGCAACACGTTCTGCGCCGATGTATTTCCTTGCAGCCTGGAACACCTGCCAGGACTGCAGCTCTGGTGAATTCATTGTCATGGACTTGATTTACCCCTGTGATATTCTGTGGATATGGAAAAGCAAAATCCTGATATTTTCTGGACAGACAACGCCCTCCCCGCTACTATGGATGTGCGACCAAACACAGGGCCGAGAAGGCCGATGGAGAGGGGCTGCCTGTTTCATGCCGTTTTTTCCTTTGAGCTGGGACATACACCATGTACCGGCTGCCCCAAAAAGTCTGCTATTCCCTGCAGGACATTCTTCTGTCGTCTTGCGCCACTGATATTCATAGTGACAATCGTTGCGCTATTAAGGCCGAGTAATTCAGCAAGGCGGTTAATTGCACCCCAGCCACCGCCTTTTTTATGAATGGTTTGCCGGATCTCATCATGGCTCGTGAGGTTTTTTGTTTTTGTGTCCATGTCAATAAGGAGGGGAAGATGAGAAAAGTTATATATTCTGAAAAGTTGTATTTTTGCCCTGTCACAAATAGGGAAGAAATACTTTCCATCAAAACAACTACCTTGAGCGTGGAAAGCCGGATGAGAGAGAATGCAGGAGAAGAGATCGCGCGGAAAGAAACGTGCACAATTATCGACTGTAGTGGTTTGAAGGATTGTGGTGTTAGAATCGTTCATGGCAACTCACTCAGTCACGATTGGTCGCAATGTCCGGCGATAGAGATTTTAAAGACATCGAGAAAGATTTCTCGATCTTGATTGCCGCTCATCAGATTGATTTCAGCTATTTTTTGAAATCCTCCTGTTGTTGTCATTTTCTTGATGATAATCTTTTCTGGAATCTCAATGTCGCACGGAGGATCAAACAAATCGAATGTGCAAATTGTATGTTCATTTGTGGTTTGTTTTGTCACAGGCCATCCTCCTGTTAGTAATTATTTGCTAGGAAGTTAGCATCTGATTTTAGCGTTTGTCAATTAGTAAATACTAGCTTAATTAGCAAGTGAGTTAGCATGAATATTTTTTTTAAACGATTACAGTATGTTGCTGCGGTAAAAAAAATCAACCAAGTTGATATTGTAAAAGGAACAGGAAAGGCTTCGAGCACCGTGAGCAACTGGTGGAACGGAAACATTGTCCCTGGAAAGAGAAACACAGATGCCATAGCACATTTCATCGGTTGCGATCCAAACTGGCTGAGAACAGGCGTAGGCGAACCGTTCCCAGGTGGACATGGCAACAGTATCATCAGTGGCAGCAAAATTACCGGATCACAGATAGTGCAATCTAGCACCACAGGGAATCTCACCTTTAGTGATGGGAATACGGAGCAACTACTCGTGAGCACTCCGTTTCTTGTGGAAATTGATGAATGGCTCGAAGAAATGGAAAAAGATGAACCAGGGTTCAAGACCTGGTTCAAAATAGAATTTCAGAATAAATTTTTGAAATTTGCTGAGTGGAAGAAAAAATAAATCAAAACAAGGTTTAATAAAAATACCACCACTACATCGTGGTGTTTTTCCGATAATCTGAACTAACAGGGGCTTGCCGTCGCTGTTAAGTTGTGTTAACGCTTTTTTATTTTTTATCCTTTATTGCGAGGGGTTATGGGAGAAAGCGTTATACATCAATCCCACCTATACAGGTCGATTTCTGTTCAAAACAGCAGCATAGAACAACTGATCTACAAGCTGAACGAGACTCAACTCGAAACAGCTGAGGATATCGAAAAAGCCCAAGATTTAAATGACCAATGCATCCATAACCTAAGAAAAAAGCTTGATTTCCTAAAGCTAAAGCACTGGTGCGCAAGTATGGTCAGCCTTATATGCGGTGGACTCATCCTCATGGCTGCTCTGTTCTTCTTTGCGATCTATTTCTTCGGCGTAAAGGCAACCAATGACCATCCATATCTAGCCATCTTCATCGCTATCGTACTGGCTCTTTCGTCAGAATATTTTATTCCAACAAAAAAACTTGAATATGAAGTCAAAGACTTAGAAAATATCATAGATGGCCATCTGGAAATAAACCGCCATCTTATAAAATGCCGAATTGTAAAAAAAGTGGTTGATAGATAGGTGTTTCACTCTGTTGGTGAGGGGTTATTCATGAGTTTTAACATACAAAAATAGCAAGAATCATGAGGGGAGGATGCATGGACTTTGTAGACCAATTACAAGCGTTGGCAAATAGGATGGAGAAACAACTCTGCAATATTTCAACAGAAGAAGCTACAAAGAATGCGTTTGTAATGCCATTTATTCAGGCTTTAGGTTATGACGTTTTTGATCCCTCAGAGGTCGTTCCTGAACTAACAGCTGATGTTGGTAGCAAAAAGGGAGAGAAAGTTGATTACGCCATCTGTATTGATGGGAAACCGTCCATGCTATTTGAGTGCAAATCTTGCAATGCTAACTTGGATGAAGTCCACGCTGCTCAGTTAAGAAGATATTTTCATGTAACAGAGGCCAGAATTGGTGTTCTGACAAACGGACGACTTTACTATTTTTTTTCTGATCTTGAGGAAGCAAACATTATGGATCAGAAACCGTTTATGGAAATCGATATTCTCAATCTGGACCCTCAACTCCTGCCAGAATTAAAAAAGCTCACGAAGTCATCATTTGAACTCGATAAAATGCTGACAACCGCAAATGAATTGAAATATGTACGAGCGATTAAGAACATTTTGGCCGAAGAAATGTCTGAGCCTACAGTCGAATTTGTCAGGTTTTGTGTCTCCCAGGTGTATTCTGGAATGAAAACCCAACAAGTGCTCGACCAGTTCACCGTTATAGTTAAAAAAGCATTTAAGCAATTTGTGAACGATCAAGTTAACGATAGGCTAAAATCTGCTCTTGGCGGAAATTCTAAAGAGGAAAGTTCTGTAAGTGATGAAGCCGAAGATGACAATACTGAGGATACCCGTAACGGTATTGTCACAACTGAAGAAGAATTGGAAGGCTTTTATGTCGTCAGGGCCATATTGAGAGAAGTGGTGGAGATTGAACGTATTTTTCACCGAGATACAAAAAGGTATTTTGGCATCATTTTAGATGATAGTAACCGCAAACCAATTTGTCGCCTCCACCTGAATACCGCTCAAAAATATATAGGCCTGTTTGATGACGAAAAAAATGAAACAAGGCACCCGATTGAAAGCTTGGATGATCTCTATAAGTTTGCTGACGAAATAAAATCGAGAATCGTTTTTTATAATGAAGATGCGTAAATGAACAATTGTATGGCGATGGGGTGCGATACTTTTAACTTCCAAACGATGCAGGAATATACTGTGATTGATTGAAAAACTGGTGAAAAACGATCAATTTTAGACCGGACAAGAGACAATTATTTCCTACCACACTTATAACTGCGAATGGTCAATTATCATAGCTGTCATGCTATTTATTTGCCACTTAATAATATGTAGCTAAGCAGTTAGTTATATACGTCCAAGGAAAGGAGAATAACGAAATGAACGTTATAGTCATGCTAATGGTGATTGGTTGTGCTATATGGGTCTATTACGATGCTACAACTTTAGGAATAAAAAGAGGCAACACTTCTGGATTTTTTAACCTTGGCCCTCTAGGATGGGCGGTATGCGTGCTCATGATTTGGATAATAGCCTTTCCTCTTTATCTTTTTAAGCGTGGAGACCTGAAGGACGATTCAGATTGGGATTATGATGAGATCGAAAACGATGAAAAACCATCGGCGATCAATAGGACCGCAAAATTTATTGCTATTGGATGGACGATTCTTTGTTTTATTGGCGTTATAATTGGACTCGTAGCAGTAGGTGAGCAGACCTATGGTATGACAAACGAATATGAGCTTGCTGGCGCTAGTATAGGGGCTACAATCGGCATTGGAATATGGTTCATGATATGGGCATTTCTAACTGTTCCAGCCACTATTATATATTTTCTAACACGTAAAACAGTGGTCACTGTTAGAGATACGGTGGTATCCGGCAATAGGAAAATTTCCGGCGCTACTAAAAAATGCCCATTCTGTGCAGAAACAATCAAAAAAGACGCGATATTCTGCAGGTTCTGCAAAAAAGACATCTCGAAAAGAAAAGATCCACAAGTTATACACAATGTCTCACCACCAGTTCTCCCTAAAAAGACGATCAATGTTACCGACCTGGTAGCAACCGCAAAACAACATATAAAAAAGGAAGCGTATAATGAGGCAGTAGATGCTGCGTCAAAGGCGATTGATGGCGATTCCGAGAATGGCGAGGCATATTTTCTACGAGCTGCAGCCTTCTCGAAACTTAAAAACAAACAACGAATGCTTGCAGATCTGAAAGTATCTGCGGCTCTGGGGAATGAATTGGCACATAAAAATCTAGCAAAATTGAAAGTTGCATAAAGGATGTAGGTTGTTTTTATATATTTGGTTGTTTGCGGCCTAGATCTGTATAATATTGTAGGAATAGTGGCGTGACTAAAAAGAGAAGAAAAAACATACAGCACCAAGGTTCAGTTGACGGAGAGTTTGCAAGCAGGGTAGCCCTTGGAAAATATGTTGCAGATACCCTGACAACGCTAATAAGATGGGCTGGCATTGTGATTTGCGTTTACTTCGTCTACAAGTCTATAGAGGCTTTGGCAGGGAAAGAAACCATGAGCAAGATTTCCTTGACCGGAAAGCTTGGTACGGATATAAGCTTTAGTCCACCATTCTACCTATCTGTGGCGCTTGCTCTTTGCCTTGCCGGAATTACTTATGGTTGGTTTCAGCGGAAAGAAAAGCAACGTGTCATAGCCCATTTTGAATCAAGAAAAGTACAGTGGGAAGAATCGATAGATCCTGGAAGAAAATCCAGCCAACTCAATGCTGACGGAACAACCAGAATCGGAGATTTATAATGTATACCGTATATCTTACCCCAGTTCTCTTTTTTGCCTCACTGGCATTGCTTTGGTTAGTATACCATTGGTTGTATAAAGATTATCTTGTCGACAGGTTCAGGCAGAGGATGTTTGAACTGAGAGACGAGTTGTTTGACGAGGCACATAACGGCCTGATCGATTTCAATCATCCAGCCTACGGTGTTTTAAGAAGAACAATGAACGGCAGCATCAGGTTTGCCCATGAATTGTCTGTTTTGCAGTTTTTCTGCACTTCAATATGTGTCGGTAATACAGTTGAAGAGAAAAAGGAAGAACGATACAATTTCCAGCGAGAGTTCTCAGAAGCGATTAACACTCTCGATGAACCGACCAAAGAAAGGATCTTGGAATACAGAACCAATATAAACAGGCTGATTAGTGAACACCTTATTCTTGATGGATTAGCCTTCTTTATACTCATAGCTATTATATTGGTTATCCCAGCTCTGCTTGCCTATGCTTGTTATAGGCATGTGTTTAGCAAAATGAAATCGCTCATAAATAGAGAATTGAACGCTCTTGAGTCGACAGCGCTTTCCGTTGGTAAGCTCTAAACAGATGTAAAATCTATCGACGTTGAGCCGACACAATTAAATTTGTTACACCCGTTTTTACACCCAAAAAATATTTCCCTCCCAATAAATCACGAATAAACGTTAGTTTGAAATGTTTTTGTGCTGGACTCAAAATCCAGCATGGGGATAACTTTGTGTCGGTTCGGTTCCAACCTCTACGATAATGGCCAGAGATGTAAAACAGCAGCAAGGATGGGGGCTGGAAACCAATTGAGACAGTCTGAACAAGAGGCTGCTCGCAACATTCAAAAACGATTACGAATTTTAAACGAAAAAGGAAAGGCCTTCCCAGGTGGTTATTTTATAAAGCTAATTGTGATGAGCTTGAAAAATTATTTATGTAATATCAGTATTATGTATGGTTTATGCAGGCAGTAAAGCCGAATTCTAGCATGCAAGCCTGTGATATACCGGTGAGCAAGAAAGCAATGACTAAGCCTATTCCTGTGTGTCATACAGCGATTACACCGGCAACTACCACAGATCATTAAGTCGATCAATATCTTAATGCCCAACTACGGCAGCATGTCCTAATGATGTGTTGGCTATAGAGCAGCGGTCAAAGGCGTATTGATTGTCTCTCAATTTACTGCTCAGATGTCGAGTAAGTCGCAACGGGAGCATCCGATGACTATGGCATCATTTGACGACGCGGAGTCTCTTTTCTCTGGTAACTCTTTTGCCTTTGGTCTTTTCCTCATATCCATCAAAAAATGAGTCAAATTTAGAATTGTATTTGGCGCA